TCTTGAATATCGCCATAGATATCAGCAGTCGACTTATCCCATGTAGCCGTACCGGTCAAAGTTTCTTTTTGATTCCAGTCAAAAGTCATGGTATCTTCAATAAACGTTTCCCCGTCATCGGTATACCCTTTGATAGGAACAGACCCTGTAACTAATAATTTAGCGCACATCCACTCTGTGCGGCGGTCATTAAGCATGCGCAAATCATTTAAATCTTTTGCCCTGATTGTCATAGCTCGTTCTTGAGCAGTCAGTTTTGAAAATATTTGCTCACCAAATGCTCTTTGCTGCAAATCTTGAGCAGTCAGGGGAATTTTAGGAATCATAATAGGTGGCTTGTATTTTAAAGTCGTAAAACCATTACGTGTTACATTTTTACCACTAGCACCTTCGTTAACAAATGGTGCTAAGCGGCGGTCACCTTTGCGGTAATCAATCAAAACTTCCTCGGTTGGACTAGTTACTGGGTTTGGAAAGAACGTATCCTTAAAGAAAGATGCGGCTCCAAAAGTTTGTTCCAAGGCCTGAAGCATAAAAAGTGTGCTATTAATATTTACTGGCATTATATTTCCTCCCTTAGTCAGCTGTAGCAAAGAAAATGCTACGCAAATGTAATTCATCTTTGTGTGCAACTACAGTGTCTGCATCTGCCACGGTTAGGGCATTTGGATTAAAGACACCAACAGTATAAACAACTGCTTTTACATCAGTGGCCGTAGCATCTACAGGCGCACTTAGTATTACTTTAGCATTTTGACTGCCATCATCTTTCGTTCCGTCGACAATTGTATATTTGCCACTAGCCTTAACAACCCCAAGGATTGTTCCTGCTTTAAGAATGCCTGACCCAGACAGTATTGTTACTGCTTCTGTTCTTGGTTCCGGAGTAGTCTCTGCTACCAAAATCGGATATGTGGCTTCTATAACTTTTTCAATTCTTTCCATTATTTTCTTCCTCCTTTTAAAGCATTAACCATTACATCAACGGCTGCTTTCATTTCTATTGCTCCCGTATCGGAATTAATATCCTGTGGTGCAGGTTTAACGCCTTCCACCCCGCTAGCTTTGTTTCCGGCAATTAGATTTTTAATAAATTCTTCCGGTTTGATAGCTGCCACCTGCACATCATCTACAAGAGTTGGCGCATTGTCTTTAGCAATGGTCACAAAATCTTTAATGCTCTCAGCAGTTAACCCCTTTGCCTTTGCGCTAATTACCATGGCATGAACAGTTGGGTTATCCTCAGTATCTAAAGCATCCAAAGCACTAATACGTGCTTTTTCTGTTTCTAAGGCCTGTCCAGCAGCACTGTCCTCAATCTGTTTGCAAAGATCTGGGCAATCTTTTTTTAATTCGTCTACAGTTTTGTACATCTTTACATCCTCCTTGTTTTTTAACTTGTTTTCAATTTCTTTATGAACTTTGATATGATTGCGTAAGCCTTGTAAATTCGGTATTTTATCAAATTTAAGACTATTAACTATTAAAGCACTCCCATTTAGCGCCATATCAACTATTTCTTCACCTACAGAATCAGCAAAGCCATATTTTACCGCTTCATCTGCAGTTAGCCATGTCTCTTCATCCATTAGCTTGGCCACCGTATTTTTATCACATTTATCTTCCGTCTTAGTAAGATAAGCATTTATAATACTGCCTTTGACGGTACTAAGTACCGCACCAAGCTTCTGTAAATCTGCAGCATTATAATAACCACAAAGCGCAGTTAACGGATTATGAATCATAACCATGGCATTAGACGGAACAGTAACTATCTCCCCGGCCATCATGACAATAGTAGCTGCTGATGCCGCCAAACCATCAACCATTACAGTGACTTTCCCCTTATACGTTTTAAGCATGTTGTATATCGCTTGAGCGGCAAAGACATCACCACCCATAGAATTAATACGTACCAATACATCTTTACCATTAAGCGCCTCTAAGTCAGACTTGAAATCCCTTGGCGTAATCTCATCACCCCACCACGTGGAATTAGATATTTCACCATAGAGCAAAAGCTCTGCCTGCTCTGCAGCCTCATTAACTATTTTCCAAAATTTCATTTTTGTTTTTCCCCCTTTCCATTTGGAATTGTAAGACCATAGTATTCTGCCAAAGCTTTTTCCCTGGCAAGCTCTTCCATATTGTCCTCATACTGCGTGCCAGTCATTTCTAAGCTTTCTTTTTCACGTGTACTAAGCATTAGGTTGATACGTTTTTCTGCTCCCTGAGCCTCTTTCACAGGGTCCAAAACACCTATAACCGGTCCATACCAAAGAGCCTTGCAATATGCCTTGCGCTTTAAAGGATCATCAAAAAAACCAGGTGCTTCTACTCGGCCAAGGAACACAGCTTCTGCCAGCCACGCTTCATATATCGGTTGGCAAAAATCTCTTGTATACCATTCGCGGCGCATAGAAAAAGCCGACCATGCCTGCAATAATGCAGCACGTGCGGCTGAATAAGAAGCTTGAAAATGTTTCATAAGAACTTCATACGGTATTTCCAGAGCAGCTCCTACTTGTTTTAAAAGCGTATTTGTAAATACTTCGTAGCTGTCCATATTATCGGTAGAGCTTACTGTCTTTACATCATAACCGGGAGGCAACTTATTTAGCGTTCCTGCCCCAAGTTTAAATCTGTTTAAATCTAAATCTATACCTTCTTTTCCCTCTTCTTCGCTGTAAGTATTCCCTAGCGGAAAACCCATGTCATTTGAGCCTGGCTCTTGCGTAAAGAATAAGCTCAAAAATGAGCGAATTATAGCCGTAGTAAGCTCCGCATCAGTATACCTTGATACTTGTTTGAGTGTAGCCATAACAGGTGCTAGAAATGGAATACCGCGGTATTGTTCAGGTCGTTCAATATGTGCTGTTTGTAATACGTTTGCTATGTCAGTATCTTCATTTTTAGCTAATACCCTTACCCACTTCGGGGTATCTATGGTATTGGTCATATCATAAAGATACCTATTGCAAATCCAGTAAGCAATAACAGCTCCATCCGAATCTATTTCTACTCCGCTAACAATCCTGTTTCCGTTCTTTGGATTATGTGTCACAACGCTGTAACTTGGCTGAATAAAAGCACTACTATCAGGATTATTTATTCTATCTGCTTCGATAAGCTGAATACGCAAATGATATGGGTTTAGCGTTGTTGCTTGGCGATATTTAAGCAACGCGAAAGCATCACCATTCGTCATATAGCCTATAAAATTAATATCCTGAATATCATAAAAATTATTTTGCCTATATAAATCACAGCTTTTGCTATCAGCCCATAACTCAAATTCCTTTGCAGTCTTTCGTTCCCAAGCCGTAGCTTCATCAGCATTCATACCAAATATTTCTCTTGCTATACGTGGTCTTGCTTTAAGTCCTGCGCCAATAATGTTGGTACGTGAAGTATTAATAGCACTGTTAGCTACAGCATTACCCATCTGCAAATCACGTGCACGACTATGCAAATCATACAAGTGTACATCAATGTCAGAAGTTGGAGACGATGCCATAGGGTTCCAACCCATCATGCTACCACTTTGATGATTAGCTGCATGTTCGCCATAACCGGTATTTAGAATTCTACGTATAACCTTGGCCGCTGAAGTCTTAGGTATCTGATGCTCTGTTGGTTGTCTTGCTTTATTGCTCCACCCTGCTCTCCTCATACTCATTTATCTAACCCCTTCTCTACCTGTCTATCAAAATAACCCTGCGACTATTCCCATTACTACTGTTAAAATTACCGTTTGCCAGCTTTGATTCCAAATCTTTAATAACAGCTTGAATCTTATCCAAATCAGCACGCTTATTAGAGCGAGAACCGATTTTATATTCCTGAGAAATCATGGCTTTTTCACGTGCCACATAAGCAGCATTAAGTTGTTTTTCAAGTTCTGCTTTATCCATCATTTCCTCCTAAACTATAGTTTGCGTTATACCTCCATAACTTTGATGCCTGTCCGGTTTTTTATTAATAGATTCTGCTTTTCTATTTGCATATGAGTCATCAATAACGCTTTGTAGCCGTTCCCAATTAGGGTTAATACTTTGCTGTGCCGCCAAATTGTAAACGCTTAAATCAAGAGGCTCATTGCGCTTATCAGGTGCTATATTTACCCATCTTGTGACTAGTCTGCCTCGCTCAATGCGTGGTACTTTTTTCTCTGCTATTAGTCCCTTAAAATAAACATCGTCAAACCCTTTTGGAGTTTCACCTACAACATCTTTGGGATAATGGAAATATTTAGGACCTTTTTCGTCAATGGCCAGCCTATCCATAATTTGTTGCTTGCCTGAATCTACACCTAACAACATCAAGAAAACATTGTATTCTTTAGCCTTACCCGGTTTATAGATTAATGGAATACCATCACCCGGCATGCCTTTAATTGCAAAACGTTGCTTTCTTGCATTTTTATAGCAATATTCATAAACATTTTTTGTATAATGACCGCCTGAATCTATAAATGTCCTGCTTATTAAAAGCTTACGGCCATTAGCATGTTGATAGGCTTTGTCCAAAACAAAATCGAGTTCATCCCAGGTACGCTTTTCGTCCGGAACTCCCATAATTATGCCCTTCTTAATACCCCAACATTCTTCACCAAATCCCCAACCATTGACCTGATATTCAAGTCTATTATCTTGCACGTCAACTGCCGCCGTTAATAGCAAAACACCCTGGGGACATTCTGCTTCGTAGTCCTCTCTGCGCTGTAGAAAAATGTTTTCGTCTGCAAATTCACCTTTTGGTTCATATACTTCACCAAAGCGTGTATTAACAACAACCTTCTCCATTTCCGGATCACCTTTGGCTTCAAGATATTCTTGTACCACGGTTTTCCACGGTATCCACGGAGAAGAAAAAGCATTAACAAAAAAACTCCGTACGCCATTTTTTATGGCATCAGGAGCTTTAGCAACATATTTTTGTGGTTGGTTTCTCATGGTTTGTTCATCGTAACCAAAACCACAATGCGGGCAATGGTATAAGATGCTTTTGATAGTAATTAAGCGCGAACCATCATTTTTTTTACTTTCTTCGT